CGGGAAGCACAAGGCCATGCGTCGCGGCGGTAGCTGCAAGTGAGGTAGAGATGCGTACCACCTACACCGGCCCGGTCAAGAACAGAGGGCTGAACAAGCGGGGTCAGGCAAACGTCAGCCGTGAGGAGCTTGAGGATTTCAAGCGCAAGCACGGTCAGAACAAGACCCTGCGTGACTTGCTGAACGCAGAACTCCCCGGCGCAAAGCCCCTGAAGCGTGTTGACGAGAAGTCTTCTGCTCCGAAGCCTGCCAGCACCGCTTCTTCTGGACGTGCCGAGATCCCCAAGGGCGCAGGAGAGTACAAAGCCCCACCCGCTTCGAACCAGCGGGAAATGTCGGATACGGAGCGAGTTCTTTTGACGACGGCGGGCGCACTTGGCGGTGCTGGTGCAGCGGTCCCAAGACTTGCTGGTATGGCGTCAACGCTTGGACGATCGGCCAAAGGGGCGATGGCTCCTCGTGCAGCAGTCGAGCCTGCAAAACGCATCGATCCTCTTCTGAACACGTCTCGGGCGGCTGGTGGCAAGTTCCGTTCGTCTGCCCCGGAGATTCGTCAAGCGGCTATGGCAAAGCGGGCAGACGCCCCTGCGACGCCAATGCGCAGTACCAACATCTCCTCTGATGCCGGTCGCCGTTTTACACCTCAGCAAGAGATGGAAGCCGCAGCGGCCAGCATGCGAGGCGCTGCTGGTCGCAAGGAGATTGCTACTACTCGTGCGGGGCGTTCACGCGCTATGGCGGAAGCGAAGGCAGAAAAGCCTATCCTCAGGACGGATAAGTCACGCCAGAGCCCGCGTTCACGGACGGAAGAAACGACGGACGTCGAATTCCGCAAGGGCGGCAGTGTCAAGGGCGGCGGGTGCGAGACTCGCGGCAAGAAGACGAGGTACGTCTGATGCGTGCATCCCGTGGCATGGGGTGTATCCGCCCCGAACTGACGAAACCCAGGGCGTTTGCCAAGGGCGGCGAGAGCCGCGTCAACGAGGCGGGTAACTACACCAAGCCCGGGATGCGCAAGTCTCTCTTCGAGAGCATCAAAGCCCGTGAAACGCAGGGCACCAAGGCAGGACAGTGGAGCGCCCGCAAAGCGCAGCTGCTTGCCAAGCAGTACAAACAACGCGGCGGTGGGTATCGTGGCTGAAACGTATATGAAACGTCCGTCGGCGCTGTCGGAAAAGCGCAAGGCGCAGATCCGCGCCGAGGAAAAGGCAGAGCTTGATGCGGCTGAAAAGGCGCGCAAGCGCCCGCTATCTGCACGCGCAGTGTCGGTGTATCAGGAACTGAATCCTATGACGCCCGCACGCGCCAAAAAAGAAGCTCGTGAAAGCGCTGCGCGAGATACCCGTGCGCGGGAAGATCGGTACCAAGCGGCGCGCAAACGGTACGACACGCCTTTTGAACAACGCAAAGAATACGTTCGCGACGACACTCCCGCAAAGTTGACGAAGGAAGAGCTGGACAAGCCGCTGTTCCGCAAAGGCGGTATGGTGCGCGGGGCGGGGTGCGAGCGCAAGGGCAAGACGCGCGGGCAGATTCGGTGAAAACCCCCCAACAAAGCCTTAAGGACTGGACTGCCCAGAAGTGGCGGACCAAGTCGGGTAAACCCTCCTCCAAGACGGGAGAGAGGTATCTCCCGGAGGCAGCGATCAAGGCTTTGTCCCCTGCTGAGTATGCGGCAACAACCAAGGCCAAGCGGCAAGGCAAGGCGGCGGGCAAGCAGTTTGTGAAGCAACCACCCAAGGTGGCGTCGAAGACAGCGAGATTTAGATGACTACCTCCGGCACCACGACATTCAACCTCGATCTCAACGAAGCGGTCGAGGAAGCCTTCGAGCGCTGTGGTGCTGAGCTACGCACGGGCTACGACCTGCGCACGGCGCGTCGGTCTCTGAACCTGCTGTTCGCAGACTGGGCCAACCGGGGGGTGAACCTCTGGACGGTGGCACAAGACGTCATCAACCTGACGCAGGGCACCAACACCTACAACCTGCCTGACGCCACTGTCGACCTCCTCGAACACGTCATTAGGACCGGTGCAGGCAACGTTTCAACGCAGGTCGATCTGACCATCACGCGCATCAGCGTCAGCACCTACTCGTCCATCCCGAACAAGCTCCAGCAGGCGCGGCCTATTCAAGTCTGGGTCAACAGACAGGCTCCGACGCCTCAGATCACCGTGTGGCCCACGCCGGATCAGACGGGCGTCTATCAGTTCGTCTACTGGTACTTGCGAAGAATCCAAGATGCAGGGGCAGGAGGTGGCTACACGCAGGACATCCCCTTCCGCTTCCTCCCGTGCTTGGTCTCCGGGCTGGCGTACTACTTGGCGCTGAAGATCCCCGGCGCGATGGAGCGCTTGCCGGTGCTGAAGGAGCAGTACGACTCCGATTGGGATCGCGCCAGTTCAGAGGACCGCGAGAAGGCGGCAGTGCGGTTCGTCCCAAGGCAACAATTCATCTCGTGAGTTGTCATGTCTAACCGCTTCGCAAACGGAAGAAAGGCGTTCGGCTTTTGCGACGTCTGTGGCTTTCGCTTTGACCTGAAGCGACTGAAGAACCTCGTCGTCAAGACGAAAGAGACACAGATCAAGGCATGTCCGCAGTGCTGGACACCGGATCAGCCGCAGTTGCAACTCGGGATGTACCCGATCAGCGACCCACAGGCGTTGCGCAACCCACGCCCGGACACGAACACGTGGTACCAGTCTGGTGTCAACGCTATCGGCAACGTCAGCGAAGGCATGCTGGTGATCCAGTGGGGATGGAACCCCATCGGCGGGGCCCGTGACTTCGATGCTGTTCTGACCCCCAACACACTTGTTGGCGTTGGGCAGGTCGGTCAGGTGACCGCTACTCCGTGGACTTCCGTACTCTTCACTACGCCCGGTACGTATTCTTGGACCGCGCCTGTCGGCGTCACGCAGGTGTATGTCTTGTGTGTCGGTGGCGGAGGAAGTGGCGGACCTAATAGCGGTACGGGCGTTTCGGGAACGAACTCCAGCTTCGACACGTTCTTTGCTGGTGGCGGCGTTCGCGGTGCTACTGGTTCTGGCGGCGCTGGCGGTACTGGCACTGCGTTGAGCGCCACTGTTTTTGGCGGTAACGGCGGTTCGGGTGGTTCAGGTCTTTACTCTGGTGGTGGCGGCGGTGCTGGTGGCTATGGGGGTAACGGGGGGAGCGGACGTTCACTTCCTTTTAACGGAAATCCCGGTAGCGGCGGTGGCGGCGGGGGCGCTAGCGGCGGTCTAAGTGCTTCTGCTGGTGGCGGTGGCGTCGGGTTAAACGGGCAAGGTTCTAGTGGCGCTGGAGGTACCGTAGCTTTAGGCTCTTACGGCTTTGGCGGCTCTGGCGGTCAAAACGGCGACGGAAACGGCAACGGCGGCCTCTATGGCGGTGGTGGCGGGGGCCGTGGGGGCGTATTTTCGGGCGGTGGCGGTGGTGGCGGCGGAGGACTCCGCTGGACATTTTTGACCGTCGTTCCCGGAACCACGTACCCTGTTGTTGTCGGTGCAGGCGGTGTTGTTGCAAACGCGGGCAGCGGCGGTAACGGAGCAGTCCGCATCAACTATCTGCCGGTTTCCTAAACCGCTGGTCAGCGGTATCATTCACACGGGCGCGGCCCGAAGGAGTTCAAGATGAAGATGTCTGCCAAGCAAGCTGTCCACAAGCATGAGGCGGCGAAGCACCCGGGCGAGCCCAAGACGAAGCTCGCCAAGGGCGGCGTCACCACGCAGGCTGCTCAGCAGATGGGCCGCAACATGGCTCGCGCAGCCAACCAAGGCCCGGTCGGGCGCAAGGGGAAGTGACATGATGAAGGCCAAACGCGTCCCTACGCCGTCGCTGAGCGACCCTGAGCGCACTCCCCCACGCCTTGTGGTCGGCACTGCCGCTACTGCTCCCTGCCCGCCTGCCAAGACCTCTGGTATCAAGGTGCGCGGCACCGGCGCTGCCACCAAAGGCACGATGGCCCGAGGGCCGATGGCGTAAGCCATGAACTACACCGCGCTCAAGGCTGCTGTCGAGGACGCTGTTGAGAATACATTCTCAGCGGCGGACTTTGAAACGCTCACCAAGCTGGCTGAGCAGAAGATCTATCAGTCGGTTCAGCTTCCGATCCTGCGGAAGGACGCAACGCTGGCGCTGACCAGCGGCGTGCAAACGCTGAACCTACCGACAGACTTCCTGGCGATGTACAGCCTCGCGGTGTACTCGACGTCGCCGGGCGGCGGAGACCGGGAGTTCCTCCTGAACAAGGACGTGAACTTCATGCGCGAGAGCTACCCCAACCCGGCCACCACAGGCACGCCACGGTACTACGCGCTCGACGGCACCAGCACACCGCTGGTGCAGAAGATCATCCTCGGCCCCACGCCCGGTGCAAACTTCAGTGCTGAGTTGAACTACTTCTACCAGCCGGAGAGTATCGTCACCGCCAGCAACACGTGGCTGGGTGACAACTTCGAGTCGGTGCTGTTCAACGCGGTCATGGTCGAGGCTGCTCGGTTCATGAAGGAAGAGGCGGACATCGTCACGATGTACCAGAATCAGTTCAACGAGTCGTTCCTGCTGCTCAAGAACCTGGGTGATGGTAAGAACCGCATGGACACCTACCGCAGTGGCCAAGTACGGAATCCGGTGAAGTAAATGGCAATCCTCCAAGGCATGTGTTCGTCGTTCAAACAGGAGTCCTGGCTGGGTATCCATGACCTCGCCACTGACACCCTGAAGCTGGCGCTCTACACCGCTGCGGCTGATCTGAGCCAAGCGACGACGGTTTACACACCGACCGGCGAGGTGGCCGGTACGGGCTACATCGCGGGCGGTATCCCGCTCACCAACGTCCAAGTCCTCCTGTCCGGCACCACTGCCTACGTCACCTTCGACAACCCGGTGTTCGCCAACGCCTCGTTCGTCTGCCGGGGCGGGCTGATCTACAACAGTTCCAAGGCCAACCGCGCCATCGCAGTGCTGGACTTCGGCGCAGACAAGACTGCATCGGGTACTTTCTCCATTCAACTCCCTGCGGCCACAGCCGCCGCAGCGTTGCTGCGCTTCGCTTGAGGTCATCATGACGACATACACCACGAACCTGAAGCTGACACAACCAGCGCTCGGTGCTACGGGTTGGGGTTCTACGGTCAACAACGGCATCACGGCGCTGGTGGACGACGCGGTTGCAGGGCTCGTGTCGGTGGATCTACTTGCAGGCAACGTCACGCTGACGACGGCCAACGGAACAACAGATCAAGCGCGGAACATGTTCATCCGCGCCTTCGGCGCATCGGTCGCTCAAGAAGTCATCGTTCCTGCCCTGACGAAGCTGTACTTCGTCGTCAACGACTGCACGGCAGACGTGACGTTCAAGGTCTCCGGCCAGACAGGTGTGGCTGTCCCTGCGGGTAAAACGGCAGTCCTGCGTTGCGACGGCACCGACATCGTGCCTGCGGTCACATTCTTGACAGAGCTGACTTCGGGCAGCACCGTCACCGGGACCAAGTTCATCCCCACAGGCAACGTTACGGCTGGCAACGGCATGTACCTGCCCACGACGAACACGCTGGCGTGGAGTACGAACGGTGCTGAAGGGATGAGGCTGGACGCCTCCGGTAACGTCAGCATCGGTACAACTGGCGGCGATTTCAGCAGAACTTGGCGCATGGTCGCACGTAACGATCAAGATGCCATCACGGAAATTGGAGTTATCAACGCTTCAACAGGTGCCAGCTCCGCTGCCCGAATTGCCAAAATTGGTGGAACAACAAACAATTTTGCTAACTGGGAGCTTGTAGAAAATAGCGGGACACCTTACGACGCTTTTTTCTATGGTAGCGCCGTGGACCATGTGCGTTGGGATTTTGCTGGTTCCGAGCGAATGCGTATCACAAGCGCCGGCAACCTCGGGGTTGGGGCCTCTCCCACCGCTAACGAACGCATCCGCGCAGAAGGCTCGGAAGCCCGCATTCGTTCGCGCAACAGCACGAGCGGCACAGAGGTCTATGTCGGGGCAATGAGCCCAGATGAAGCTCGGGTTTGGGCTTCGACAAACAGCCCGTTAACTTTTGGCACCAACGACACCGAACGCGCCCGAATTACAAGCGCCGGCAACGTCGGCATAGGCACCAGCAGCCCCGCAGCCAGCCTAGATGTCAACGGCGGCGTTCGTGCGATACAGGGGCTGCCCACAAACGACAACTCTAACGTCGGCTTTTCTTTTGGTCCTGACGGTGACACTGGTTTGTTCAGCCCCACAACGGGCGGCTCAGCTAGTGGCACGCTGGTGTTTTTGACCAACAGCACAGAAAGTGCCCGCATCACAAATGTTGGTGATTTGCTGGTGGGGACGTCAACAACAGGCGGCGGTTACACCACAAATTCGCTAGTAACGATTCAAGCAAGAACAGGCGAAGGCGCACAAATTCTTATCAACGACTCTGGCAGTGCGCAATGGGTTCAGTGGCAATGGAACAAAGGCACTACGGGAGACAATTTATTTACTGAATTTGGCACTGAAGGAACATTTACGGGACGAGGCTCCATTCTTTACAACCGCGCTGGCGGTTTAGTCGCCTACAACACCACATCCGACTATCGCGCAAAAGACATCCTCGGCCCCGTTGCCAACCCCGGCGCAACGATTGATGCGCTGAAGGTTTACACCGGCAAGATGAAAGGCGCTACTGTTGAGCGCCCGATGCTGGTGGCGCATGAGGCGCAGGCAGTGGCTCCGTACTCTGTGACGGGCGAGAAGGATGAAGTCAACGAAGACGGCACGCCAAAGTATCAGCAAATGGACGTTTCTGCGTTGGTGCCGCTGTTGATTGCTGAGATCCAATCCCTCCGCGCCCGTGTCGCAGCGCTGGAGTCCAAATGAACTTCGACGCAGCATTCGACGTGCCGTAAATGCTTGCCGAACTCGCCGCCGCTAATGCCGCTTATGCCGTAATTAAGGAAGCCATCAGCAATGGTGGCGACATCCTGGCGGCGGGAGCGAAGCTGGGCGAATACTTCGGCCTCAAGTCTGAAATCTCAAAGCGGGCCAGCGCCAAAGGGAACAACAGCGAGGAATTCTGGGCTCTGGAGAAACTGCGCCAGCAGGAAGAGGAACTCAAAACCCTGATGATCTACCAGGGCAGACCGGGCCTGTGGCAGGATTGGCTGGAGTTCCAGGCTCGACAGCGCCGAGAGCGCGAGGCCGAGGAGGTGCAGTACAGGGCAAAGGTGGCCCGACGCCGCGAGGTGATCGAGGCCATCATGATCAGTATTTTGGTCGCGGTCATCGGCCTGACGCTGATCGGCGTGATTCTGATGGCCATGATTGCATCGAGGAAAATGTGATGCGCTGGCTGTTACTGTTCCTGCTGCTAACGGTCGTCGGATGCGAAGACCGCTTCCGCTATCCGTGCCAAGATCCTGCAAACTCAGAGCTTCCTGAGTGCCAAGAAGCGGCTTGCAAAGCCACCCGTACCTGCGCGGAGTTGATGAATCATGGACCGCAAAAGTGACCTCGATGCGCTTCTGCGCTTCATCGTCGGCGTGACGCTGGCGCTGCTGCTAGTGGTCATCGTCAGTGTGGTGCTCTATTCGCTGGTTTTCGTCACGCAACCGCTGGATGCGATTGCTCCGGCTGACAGCGAGTTCTTCAAGCTGATCACGCCGCTGGCAACCTTCATTGCTGGCGCTCTGGGTGGTGTTATGGCCAGCGGCGGCAGCAAGTCAAAGTGCAAGGAGAAGGACGATGCTTGATATCCTTGGTGGCGGCGTTCTCGGCAGTCTGCTCGGCGGCGTGTTTCGCCTCGCTCCCGAGGTGCTCAAGTGGCTGGACAAGAAGAACGAGCGAAACCATGAATTCGCCATGTTCGACCGTCAGTGCATGCTGGAGCAACAGCGAGGCGCGCAGAAGTTGGCAGAAATCGGAGCGCAGCGCGAGGCGGCTGTTGACGTCGGTGCGATGGACGCGTTCAACGCCGCGATCCAGCAGCAGACCGATATGGTGAAAACTGCTGGCGGCTGGGCGGCTTCGCTGTCTGCCAGTGTCAGGCCGCTGGTAACGTACTGGATTCTGCTGATCTGGTCATTTGTCCACATCTGGTTCGCATGGATGTCCTACCGCGCCGGTATGCCGCCGGAGCAAGTATTCAAGTTGGCCATGAGCGCGGACTTCTCTGCGCTGGTTGCGGGCACTTTGAACTACTGGTTTTTGGACCGCACGCTGGCGAAGAGGGGCCTGTGAACCTGACCATAGCGGCAGAACTCTGCCGCCGCTTTGAGGGTTTCTCCTCGAAACCCTACATCTGCCCAGCAGGCTACCCGACCATCGGCTATGGCACGGTTTACAAGCCCGGCGGGGAGAAGGTCACCATGCAGGACATGCCGATCTCCCAGGCGCTTGCCGAGGAGTGGCTCGTCCACGAACTGCGGCACACCTATGCCCCAGGCGTTGTGCGCCTGTGCCCTGCCAGCGTGAGCAACGAGCGTTTGTTCAACGCGCTGGTCGACTTTACGTACAACCTCGGGGTTGGTAGACTACAGACGTCCACACTCCGCCGCAAAGTCAACGCGGGCGATTTGGATGGCGCGAAGCAGCAGCTCATGCTGTGGGTACGAGGGGGCGGGCGTGTTCTGCCTGGACTGGTGAAGCGTCGCGCTGCTGAAGCTGCGCTCTTGTGAGACCCTTCTATGCCGCTGAAAGCACTTCGCCTCAAGTCCGGGATCTTCCGGGAGAACACGCGCTACTCCGCAGAAGGCGGATGGTACGAGTGCGACAAGGTGCGTTTCCGCTCGGGACAACCCGAGAAGATCGGCGGCTGGCAACAGGTCAGCAACGACCAGTTCCTTGGCTATGCACGCGCACTCTGGCCTTGGGACGTCTACCTTGGCCTGGGTACCGAAGTCAAGTACTACATCTACTACGGCGCGTACTACGACATCACGCCGGTCGACACCTATGCGTTGACCAACCCGTTTACTGCCACCAACGGTTCAGCCGCGATCACTGTAGCGCACACGGCTCACGGACGGCTTGTCGGGGACTACATCCAGTTCGACAACGTTACAGGTCTTGGCGGCAACATGACGCAGGCCGTGCTTGAGTTGGAATACCGGGTAGCCACGGTCATCGACGACAACAGCTACACGTTCGATGCTCGGGATCCGAGCACCGGAGCCCCCGTGCTTGCGAATGCTACGGATCAGGCAGGCTCACCTGGGGGCGGCTCCGTCACCGCACAGTACCAACCCAATATTGGTACAGTTATTCAGTATCCGTCTTTAGGGATTGGTGCAGGATGGGGCGGAGGTACCTGGGGGAGCGGTGTCTGGGGCGGCAATCCAACACCTTACGTGCCTATACAGATTGGGCTATGGAACGCGTACAACTTTGGCGATGACCTGATCTACGGCCCGAAGGGCGGGGGTGTTTACTACTGGGACGCTTCGGCAGGTTTTATCGCGCGCGGTTTTAACATCGCTACCGCCCCCGGTGCTTCAGACGCGCCTCTTGCAGCCAACTACCGCATGGTGTCCGATGCGTCGCGCATCGTGCTGTGTTTTGGCACCACGCCTATCGGTGCAACAAGTCCGTCAGCCCTCGATCCGATGCTGATCCGCTGGTCGGATCAGGAGGACTATCTCAACTGGACGCCGTCAGCCACCACGCAGGCGGGCGACTTGACGTTGTCTCGGGGCTCCGAGATCCGCGCCGTGGCGCAGACCCGGCAGGAGATCCTTGTCTGGACAGACATCGCGCTGTACTCGCTCCAGTACCTCGGCCCGCCCATCGTGTGGGGTTCGCAGATCCTCGCGGACAACGTCACCATCGTCAGCGACCGCGCATGGGCAGTGGCGGCAGGCGTCACCTACTGGATGGGCGACGAGAAGTTCTATGCCTTCGACGGGCGCGTGCAAACGCTCAACTGTGACATCCGCAAGTTCATCTTCGATGACTTCAACGCGGGGCAGCGGCTTCAGGTCTTCGCCTCCACCGTGGAGCAGTTCAGCGAGGTGTGGTGGTTCTACTGCTCTGTCACCGGCCCGAGCGGCACGGGCACGCCTGCCAGCCCCAACACGGTGATCGACCGCTACGCGGTCTACAACTACGCCGAGAAGCTCTGGTATTACGGCTCTATGGGGCGCACCGCGTGGATCGACGCCAGCGTCATCTCCAACCTGCCCATCGCTGCGGACTACAACCGTCGCCTGCTCAATC